TTCTACGTTTATGCTCAACTTCAATTCTCTTCTTTAACCCTGTGAACGTTATGGTTCTACCAGTCTCTTTGCTTAACCATTGTGCTACTGCACGATAACTATACTGCTTAAGGTGGCGCTTTGCAAGCTCTAAAGCTTCAAGCTCTGATTCAATGGGTAAGAGTAGTCTGTCGTTCTCAGGATCTATCCTGTAACCAAAGGGTATCCTCTTTGTTATCTTAACTATAGGGTGCCATTCTTTTGTGTGGTTCTTGGGAGGTAATGGTAACTGCCAGAACCCTAAATCTCTCTCAGGTATTATTCGTTTGTACCTTCTTTTGGTGGCAGATAGAATACACCCCCGCCAGATGTTACGTCTACTTTGTCTACCTTACCAAGTCCTGCACGATCTAGCAAGTCCTTAGCTGCAACCATCTTCTCTTTTATGCCTAGCTCTGTAGGATCATACAAGGCACCAACCATTGCCATAGCAGCCTTAGGGGCAGTACGAGCAAAATATGTACGTGTCCTGTCGCCAATCTCATCCTTAAGCGCTTCTACAATAGCTGATGTGCTAGACGCAGGATCATAACCCGCCATCTTTTTAGCAGCTACAGCATCACCGCCAGCCTCATCAAAGAGTACCTCTAGGAAGCGCTGCTGCTTTTCTGTTAGTTGTCGGGTCATTGTAACGTCCTTAAATATACTAAACCTACAAAGATGCCTGTAATAAGGATGAACAAGAAAAAACCTGCTCCCCATTCTATAAGCTTACGCTGCATCTCTATACGTTTATGATCGTGTTCTTTCTTTTGTTTACGAATGTCAGCCTCAATACGTATAAGCTCATCCCAGTGTGAAGGGCCATACATAACACAGATGTAATCCTTCAGTTCCTTACGCATAGACTCAGCTTTCTTCTTAGCTGCGAATATCTCCATTGCTTCTGCTTGAACGCCACCACCAAGGGTTTTATACCAAGGTGGTTTAGCGTTCTGTCTGTCAGCAAAGTCTAAGTCACTTATAGCACCAGCCCATTGTGTTAGCTGACCGCCCATGTCTTGTAAGTCCTTACCTACCGCAATGCCCTTCTTAAGAGCGTTAAATGCGGTAGTTGCTAAACCTATAGCGGTTACTGGATCTATCACTGTAGGAACCCCCTCTTCTAAGCCCACTACCTGTCTGTCTATCTGTATCACCTGATGATACATTAGCTAAAACAGCTAAACTTAGAATAAGGGGAAACTCCTTATTTAACCTCACTGTTCGTTGCCGTATACACGATTGTATATCTCTCCTCTTGATATACCTATATCGTGTAGCTCTTTGCTAGACATATTCTTTAAAACCCAGTAGTCTGCTCTACGCTGCTGATGGTTCTGAATACGTGTTAGTAAATTCTTAAACATTGCACTATCTCCTTATGTTGTGTGTGCGGAGATAGTTATACTTATATATTAGTTATGTAGTAGATATAAAATGTACATACCCGTTATGCAAATCTGTTAGGGTTATAGAACTCTTTACCTGACAGGAATACTTCTAGTGAACCACTAGAACCATCAAATGCTGTTATCTTATCACCTGCATGTAAGTATATCCTGTCTGACGTTATAACGTTATACACATCTTTACCTGCAATAGCTTTATCATTTAATATATGATGATACGCATTTGTTTCTGCGTGATACCACTGTAAGCTTACATTGTGAGTAGCTGCATCCCCATTCGTTATATGCAAAAAGTCTATCTCTGCATCAAAGTTATTAGGACACGTATATATAACATTAGAATTAGAACCACCTGATGTGGCGGTAATAGTCAAGCCTTTTGTTACAGTGTTATAATCACGAGTTTGCACCATATTACTTCTTCTTAATAGCCTTCTTGACAGTCTTAACTACCCAAGCCTCATTTACATCAGGTGTACTGGGATCATCAGCAATGAAATGTCCATTCTCGTCACGCGCCCGTACCATTTCCAGAGTCTCTTCATGTTTAGGTTCCTCTTTCTTCGTAGCCTTTTTAGCACGTGGCTTAGGTGTTTCAGTCATAGCTGCTTCAGCTTCTTGACAGATAGCTGTTACATTAGGGTCTTTACTCTGTACGTTACCGTAGTTGTCTTCACCTGCAGCCTGATTACCTGTAGAGTCCCACACATAGCCATGCTCATCTACACGATAGCCTTTATCTTCAAGTGCTTCTTTGTATTTATGGTAGTACTTCATTACTTACCCTTCTTAATAGGACGTGCTGCTGGTACATCTGCACCACACAAACCACCCTTGTTGTAGCCTGTCTTCTTCTTAGACATACCACCATAGGCCATACCAACACCCATCATGTCTTTTTTCTTCTTGCTCATACCGCCCATCATGTAACCCATCTTCTTAGCTACTTCTGGTGCTTCTTTCTTTAATGCTTTCATGCCTTTGTTCATTGTATTATTAAACCTCTTCCATCATTGTTTCTTTACAATCCCATGCTTGACAGGACTTCTCTTGACTACACACAAACTTAAACTTAGTACAAGCACCTAAGCCTGACTCAATATTCAACGCTTTTAAAGTACGGGCACTATTGTCAAAGTAATCACAGTTACCACAAGTCTTAAGAGCAGCAGTCTCAGTATCTTTATCCCAAGCCTTGCCTAACTCTTCTGCAGATTCACCATACATCCAGTATGTCTCTGCACGATCTTTATTCTTAGGGTCTACCTCTGGTGGCTCCCCAAGCATTAAACTCATCATCATACTACTTCCTATACTTCGCTGTCTTCTTAGCTATCTTCTTTGGTTGAGATACAAATTGCTTACCTGCCTTCGTACCCTTACGCTTAGCTGCACTTGTAGCGGCGTATTCAGCAGGTGTAAGAGCATCCCTAGCTTTCTTGGGTAGGTAACGCTCACCTGTAGCCTTCTTACCTTGAGTAGAGGGCTTACCTGACTTAGTACCCCACTTCTCTTTAGTCCACTTCTTGAGTGACTTCTGAGGAGCTTTCACGACTTGTAGCCCCCACCCTTAGCTTTGTATTGCTTAGCTACCATCTGAGCCTTACGTGCTGACCACTGTCCAGGCTTTCCACCCTTACCACCAGCCTTTACTTTAGCTACCAGGTTCTTACGCATAGTAGGCTTAGTGTAGTTACCTGCAGCGTTGACTGTACTCTTACTCTTCTTTTGCATTGTTAAACACTCTTACTAATTTGATGACACTGAGGATTAGCATATAAACCCTGCTGCATCATATTAGCAGCTACCTGTTTAGTCTCATTAACACAAGACTCTTTACTGTAGAACACATCAGGCTTAGCTACTATCTGACACGACATAGCTGAAGGATTAGCACACATTAATATGATACCTACCCACATGCTAAGCTACAATAAAGTTAACTATCTGACCGTCAGGCTTACGTAGCTTATTAGGGTCAGGGTTATAGGCGTACATCTGATTAACTAACTTCAAGTCCTCTACAGGTGTGTCAGGCGTAACTAGGTTAGGCTCTGGCTTCTCTTCTATGTTATTCCTGTGTGACCTATCTTTATCAGCTTTCTCAAACACGATATTCTCATGTGTCTGGAAAGGCATACTAGGTAAAGGCATATGAGAGATAAGAGTCATTCTACTACAAGCTCCTTAGTGCCAAACACTCTCTCGTATGTCATATCATTGCTGTACTCTTCAGCCCATCTATTCTCAGTAAACGTAGCAAACTCTATCAACGCTTCTAAGTCAATATCCATAGAGTTCATGTAAGTCTTCATATCTACAACATCTTGCTGTAACACCTCAATAGTGTGAGCCTGTTTAGATACCCACCACACAGCAGCTACAAGCTGTATAGCCATCGCTGCTACAAGGGCTACAGGAAGTTTAAGATCAGTCATAGCTACCACTTTACTTTATCAGCCCAGTATGCTGCGCTAGTCTTGCCTTTAGCAATGTTCTTAGCATGGCGAGCTTTAAAAGACTTCTTACGTGCTTTCTCTCCTGCTGACTTAGGGTTTTTACCTGCACCACTAACTCCTTGCTGACCAAAACGTATAGTCTTAATAGTATCACCTTCTTTAGCTACAACTACGTGTGACTTAGTAGGGTGATCAGGAGTACGCTTAGGCTTGTTAAAACCTGATACACCAGCACGTTCTAGTCTAGAATCTCTAGCCATACTACTTCTTTCCAGCTTTACTATTACGAGGGAAGCTACGGTTAGCCTTCTTAGTCGTTACTCTCAAGTTCTTCTTAGAGTTATCGTGAGGGTTACCATTCTTATGATCAACATCCTTACCGTCACCCTTCTTAACTTTACCAGTAGCCTCTAACTTACGTCTAGCTTTCTTACGAGCAGCGTTACGAGCTAATTCTCTAGGAGTACTCTGTAGCTGCCGCTCTCTCTTGTAATCTCTACCTGCCATATTCACGTTCCCTATCAGGGTCTAACACCTCGTAACGCTTAAGGTGTCCCTCTAAATACATAGCTCTCTCTACGTGATCTAACGTGTACCACTCACCTGTACGAACATGAATAGCCTCACGTACATAGAATACATCACTCTTAGGAATGTGTACCTTACGCATAGCACGAGTATCATTGTCAGCTAAAGCGTTGTAGAAGTCTGTTAAAACATCTTCTGATGCATATAGTTGTACTTGTTTATGTTTCATTGTCAAGGAAAAAGTTTATTAAAGCAAAAGTACGTGCTGCAAATAACTAGTAGTTACATTGTAATTGTTACAGAGAGGAGGGAGAGGAGACACACAGTTACAACATATGTGTAGTTACTCACAGCACGTAGTCACAATAGTATTATTGCTTTTATGATATGTGACTATGTATAGTTTAACATTAATGTAATAACTCTGTCAAGTACAAATATTATTATTGTTATATAGGTATGTTATTACATTAGAGTTTAATGACCTATGTCCACTATCATAAATAACACACTAAGTTAAACTCTAATGTAATAACTATCTTTTATCTTTACTTCTTTAATGTAATAACTCTTATGTAATAACTATCTTTAGTGTAACTACTTTATAAAGTTATTACATTAATGTTTAACTTAGCCCCCTACCCCCATAGTTATAGGAAAAAGCAATACCTTGTCAAGAGAAAAATGTATGTGTTACATAAAAAGTGATCTATTGTTTCAGTTTGTAACATAAAGTTACTGCATACCATGCCTTGCAAACCTGCAATACTGACCATGCAAAACTGCAAAGTACTACTTCCTGGTATACCCGATTGTAAAAACCCCGTGTGTGTAGCTGTGTATATACGTATAACGTACACCCCCCACGTGGCCCCTGCCCCACCCCCTTAGATATAGCTAACTCATTGTTTTTACTAGCTATTCTATTCTTGTATGTATTCCGATAAGCTAAGATATTATTTATTGTGCTGTAAAAGCTAGGCTAATGTGTTGTTTTTGTTGTGTTTTACTAGTGATACATCATCATTGGCTTATGTATTATGTTAAATTACCCTACCCCTTTATTTGTGATCACAAAACACACCACTAGACGTGCATGTATTACATTTGTGATCACACTCTACCAAGCCTACCATTATTTGTGATCACAAACAGCTACTCACTTTTAAGCTGCGTCAATCCTGGCTATGCAACCTAGAGTAGAGCTTATATAAGTATAATGAGTGCTAAGCTTCAAAGCTTTAACCCATCCAAGGTTT